AATCATACTGAGAACTTCCATAAAGTTCCTGTGCAACTGTTTCTGGTCTTGCACCATCTACAATCTGATACTTATCAAAAATAGTGAAAACATTTTGCAAGTCATCACGAAGTTTAACTCGACGAAATAAATTTTTAACAAGTAAGTAATCATCAGATGACTTACTATCTGATAAGAACGATTGATATTCTAGATTTGGTAACTCTCTAAAGTATGACATTAGTAACCAACTCCATCTGAACCAACAGTTGTATTATAATCCTCAGCATAAATTGGTGTGAGTTCTTGAAATCCTAATCCCAACTGAACATTAACTGGTGCTCCATCGGAATATGTTGCGTAAGTTCCACCAGGTGCATAATTAACTGACATACTTGTAAGAGCACAGATTTTAAACTTATTCAAATATGGATGTGGTTTAGACCCACTCATATATTGAATTCTAAAAACTTCAGGTGCTTGTAGAAAAAATCCTGCGGCACCTTCTCCAGTTCTTCCTTTTTTTGCAGCACTATGAATTTTAAATTTTCTAATAATTTGTTTAATTACTTCTGCTTCTTTCTGTGAGCGAGGAGTCATATCAAATCCAAAAGAAAATCCATCTCTTAGATTAACCCCAGTAAATACTAATTCTAAGTTTGGATTTGATATTGTTCCAGTATATCTTGATGGTATTTCTGCACCTTGCCCTGGTAACAATGCATTAATCGCTGCTTGTATTCCAATAGCTTTAATATAATTTTGAGCTGTTGCTGACTTTGCTGCTTGAAGAAATTTTTGTCCAGTTGCACTTAATTTATTTTGAAGATCTGTAGCATTTTTTGTTTCTAATAATCCAAAACCTCCTGCGGCAAGCAAAGCTCCTCCTATATTAAAAGAACTTGGACCCCATTGTGCTTTGTTAGTATCTCTTATATCATCAGGTATTGGGAGAATAATAGTTCCTTCTATTTTTGCAGTATCTCCGCTCAGTTTATCAATGTATCCCACATCATCTGAAGAAGGTAGAGCAAAAGTTCCTTCTTCAGGAACAAATCCTGGTGGAATATATTTAACAATATCAATTTTCAAATAATCATCCGATGATGTAAGTTTTGATAATGGATATCTATAGTTAAATGGTGCTGATGCCGGTTCTGCCATTTATCCTTTTCTAATTATTTAGAACGAATATTGCTAAAAGGCAGTCTTCTTAAGTCTGCAAGTTCTTGCTGATAGACTTCATATAAACCGCCAGCAACTTCATCCCAAGTATATTGTCTAGATTCTCCCCAGTGAAAATTAATTCCTTTAAATCCCCAGGTATAAACTTCAGTAACAGCAACTAAAGGATTTTGGTCATATTGTATTCCAGTTGTTTTGGCATTATAAACAAAAATATAAAACTTACCAGCAACAGGACGGGTTTTTGTTTCTAGTAGAATACTCATCAATTCAATCATTAAATCATCAGAACTTTCTGTTCCGATTAATTTCCTAACAAGAGGGGCAATTCGATTTATTTTTCTTTCTTGAAGCGTTTTTCTAGGCATTATTTAATACCAAGTTCTTGTTCGGTAATAACTTTAAACTCATATCCACGATCTTCACACCATTCTTTTGCCGCTTCCCATTTTGCTTGGTTCTTAGCATACTCGTAGACTTCACTAATATATTTTTTAGTTTGTCTTTGGGGTTTTTGGGGAGGTAGAGTTTGTTTTTTAGGTTTGATCTCGATCATATATTTTTTAATCGTACCATTAGATTCTTTAACTTTAATAAGAAAATCTGGAAAGTACCGATGTATCTTACCGTCTATTGGTGAACGATATGCGATTGCTTTTTCTTCTGATGACCACGATAAAATATTTTCATTTAAATCGCAGTAAACGCAAAACTTTCTCTCCCATAAGGAACGATAGATGATATTTGTTGGGTCACCATTATATTTTTCTGGAAACGATGGCTTGTATTTTCCTTTATATGACATCTAAATACTTATACTATCCAAATCATATAAGGTATTTAGAGTGCCCGCTACACCACGTAGAATATCTGATATCAAACCATTATTTTCAAATCTTGCTCAGACATCTCATTATCAGGTAATATTTGGTGGATTGCCAACGGCTTTGATTTCTTATTTAAGTCGTAGAGGTGTTAACTCTTTCTTTATTGCCGATACTGCAGGATTGCTGTGCTATTCCGCATCATTACCAACAACATCATTTAGTACAAAGACTGTTGATGGTAATTTTATGGGCATTCAAGAGAAGTTTGCGATGTCGAGATTGTATAGTGAAATTAGTTTAGAATTTTATATTGATAGTAATTACTATAATCTAAAATTCTTAGAGCATTGGATGGAGTTCATTGCTAGTGGATCTCATAATCCAGTTGATAATGCTTCTGCTGGTTCTGTAAGTCAGGCAAATACAAACTATTTTGTAAGAATGCAGTATCCAGAACATTATAAATGCAATTCTACCAAAATTATTAAATTTGATAGAGATTATCAGGCTGAGATTGAATATACTTTTATTGGATTATGGCCAGTTTCATTAAGTGCTCCATCGGTTTCTTATGTTCAGTCTGATGTTTTAAAAGTATCAGCATCATTTCAATATGATCGTTATATTGCAGGTAGACCGCTCAGTATTAACAGATTTAGAGGAGACTTTAATAATAACCAATCATCATCTTCCTCTACAACCAAACCCGCAAATGTTGAACAGCAAACGTTAGTTCCAGTTCGTGGTCAGAGTGGTGTTGTTTTTTATAATAGTAGTGTAGATACCAGGACTACCGCAGAGGTTAATAGAAGATTTTATGATTCGCAAGGTCGTCCAATTATCAACTAAATATCCATATCTGATTAGATTATTATGCCATTACCTAAAATATCTACACCAACATATGAGTTGGAAATTCCTTCATTAGAAAAACAAATTAAGTATCGCCCCTTTCTAGTTAAAGAAGAAAAGATTCTCATTATTGCAATGGAAAGTGAGGATCCAAAGCAAATTGCAGAAGCAGTTAAAACAGTAATTGGAAACTGTATTTTAACTAGAGGAATTAAAATCGAACAATTATCTACATTTGATATTGAATATCTTTTTCTAAACATTCGTGGAAAGTCTGTTGGAGAAGAAGTAGAAGTTCTGATTACTTGCCCCGATGATGGTGTGACGCAAGTTCCAATATCAATTAGTTTGGATGAAATTAAAGTTCAGGTAAAACCAGAACATACAAAAGATATTAAACTTGATGATAATCTGACATTAAGAATGAAGTATCCTTCAATGCAAGAATTTGTTAAAAATAATTTTTCAAGTGATGGGGATATGTCAGTTGATGATACTTTTAGTATGATTTCTTCTTGCGTAGAGCAAATTTATAGTGAAGAAGAATCCTGGTCTGCTTCTGATGTAACCAAAAAAGAAATGAATGAGTTTCTAGAACAGTTAAGTTCAAAGCAGTTTAAGCAGATTGAAAAATTCTTTGAAACAATGCCCAAACTTTCTCATACTGTATTTGTAACAAATCCGAATACTGGTGTGGAAAATGAAATTCTCCTGGAGGGACTAACATCTTTTTTCGGTTAGGTATGGCGCACGTTGATCTTGCGTCATATTATAAAACTAATTTTGCCTTGATTCAGCATCATCATTGGTCTTTAACTGAAATTGAAGAAATGTTACCTTGGGAGCGTGAAATTTATATAAGTCTACTTCATCAATACATTGAAGAAGAAAATTTAAAAAATCAACAACATTCTTAAATTATTTCTGATTGAAGTCTATTTTATTTTTTCAACCTTCATAATGTCTTTATGTCTTTTTCGTTTTCCTTTATATACATTATGAATATTACCATTACTATAACCACTATTTTTGCACCAAGTAGATAATCCACATATTATAGTTACATCTCCATTTGAATGTGTAATTTTCCACCAATTAGATCTTAAATGTTTCTCTCCTAATTGCGCCATTTTCATTTTTTCTCTAGTTTCTGGTGAAGGGGATTTTCCATATCTTGGATTATTTTTTCCAATGTTAGCTTTTCTTAATTTTTCTTTATGTTCTTTCAAAAGAATTTTATTTTTATTTGCTCTACT